AACTTGTCCACGCCCATCCAGTAGATTGCGCCGGAAGCCACCATTGCGGCATTTGGACCAACGATAGAGATGTTGTCACCAAGCAACTGAACGCCCCAAACGATTGGTGGCCCAAGGTACTGAAGCGAATACACAGCGGAGTCCGTGAACACCACCGTTTCCTGCCGGGTCTGCACGGCGGTGATGATCTCTGAGCCGTGGGACAAGCGCACGCTACCCGCTTGGTTGGTGGCGGCGGGCGTCCATACGGTGTAGTTTTCCTGATCCGACCAACGAATCAGCATGGGGTCCAGAATGGCCGAGCCGTAATCGTTCGTGCCGAACACAATCACAAACCGGGAAACGTCCGAAACCGTGAAGTAGTTTTGAACGATTGGCGTATCTGCATCACCAACTGTAGTAATGTTGAAGCCACGCGTGCCGGTGCCAACCGATGAGTCCCAGTAATAGAGCCCAGCTCCACGAGGGCCGTACAGAAGGTCTTCGCCGTAGTTGTACTGGTTCCACAAGCGAAGCGGGATCGGATCGCCCGAACCGATGCCCCAGCCTCCAGTCCCCCAGCCGCCCGAACCCCAGCCCAAAAGCGGGACCTGTGTGGCTGGGCCGGTGTTGATTTGGTAGTACGCCTGCACCGCTGCACCGCCGTTGCCGGTATCAGAGGCGTTGGATAAGACAGGCAGGCCGGTCGTTGGGTCTTTGGCAGTGAACGTATAAGTATTGGCGTCCACCACTGTGATCTGATATTCCTGCTCCAGCACAGCTTCAGTGATGTTGCCGCCCAACCCGCCAGCCGACACGTTGGCAAAAGTCACAAAGTCATCAGTGATACGTCCATGAGCGGCGTCAGTGACGGTAATCGTAGAACTAAACGGCGAAGTTGTAACCGCAGCGAATGGACCGTTGAGAACAACAGGAGCACCCGGCTCAAGCGGTGTGATGTCGTAATAAGCGCCCGCCTGAATAACATAAAACTTTAGATTGGTGCCAACACCTACCAGATTGTTGCCGCCAAGCGTGATCCAGTTCCACAGGGAGCGGCAAACACCAAGGAATGTGCCGGGGTTAAGCCGAGTCCAGCCGCCGATCTTCTCGGGAAAGCCTGAACGGAAGCGAATCTTGTCGCACTCATACCAGCCGCCTTCGGTGGTGTAGCGGGTGTTTTCACGGTTGACACCGGGTTTAAACAGTATTTTCTGGAGTGGCATGTCGTACCTCTGCGGCGTATTTTCGCACTCAACTCAGAAAAAGGGAACGCTCTGCTTGGCGGCGTTTAACCAGACCGGGCAGCACCTTGCCCCCGCCTTTTGTCCAGTCCATCAGGGCATCGGCTGCGCCCTCCCAGTCATCGCGGTTGGCCCGCATCCTGATCTGGCTGCGCTGCAAGTTACCTAGCCCAGCATTGAAGGCAAAAGAGACCAGAGCATCAAAAGCTCCTTGACGGCCATGTACGCCGGGAACAAGACGTAGAACACCCCGTTCAAAACTTGCGACGTCAGCTGCGAATAGCTGATTGATCTCTTCCTTGGACCAGACACGGTTATCTCCTTCCGCCAGCGGATACTCCTTCCGGATCTGCACGCTCTCGCCTTCCTTGCGCATCATCGGCAGACGAATCTGCTGTTGATACAAAACGTGGCCATAACCAATCGTCCAGATGTGCGCAGGGCAAAGATATGGCCTATTCCTGCACCCCTCGTAGCGGTGCATCAGATCGGCTCCACGCTCGGAGAGCTTCACTTCTTAAAGCCCCGCGACCCAAACCAAAACCCAATGATGCCGCCAAGCATCGACATCTCGTCGCTGCTGAAAATCAGCTCGCTGTACTTGATGACGTCGTCGATGCTCTTAATCAGCTCGGGGTGCATCCACAGGTAGTACGCCAAGAACCCGTTGATCGCCAGCAGCTCAAGCACGAACAGGTAGGTCACCGTCGGGCGCACCGTGCCGATGTAGTTAGCCACCCACTTGCTGGCCGACTTGAGCACCTGCTTGTCGTGGTCGAGCGCCGCCTGCGTCATCGCGGCCTCGGTCTGCATAGCCACTTGGTCGGAGCGAATTTCCTCAACCTTGGCCTGGGCCGCAAAGCCAAGAGCAGCAAGCTCTTTCTCGCGCTCAGTCTGGACGCGAGCCAGCTCAAGCTCGTGCTTATGGTCCTGCTTGGACTGGAAATAATCAAGCAGCTTCGGCAGGCCGCCTAGCAGAATTCCGCCGAGAGTAGAGATTAGAGAAAGCATCAGATCACCATTGCATAAACAAACAGCGCAGCACCGCCCGCGCCGACCAAAACGCTGCCGTAAAGCAGCGGCATCATCACAGCCAGAATCGCGGCGCTGGACAGGACGATGGCAAGCTGCAGGGCCATGCCTGCATAGGAGAACCAAGGGCTGCGGGCCTTGGCGACATCGCGATCAGCCTCTGCCTTGCGAGCCTTGGCACTGATCTCCTCCATGTCTGCACGCTGGGCAGCAGCACGATCTTCCTTGCCCGCGGTTTCGTAGATAACGGCCCGCACATTCTTGGCCTGATACCACGCCCAGAGGTTGTTCGCAGCGATGGTGCCATTGAGCACCTTGCTGGAATTGCTGCCGCCATAAAAGCCATTGATCGCCAGCAGCAGGGCAAAAATTGAAATAGTGATCGCGGCCCAGGCCTTGACGTATGCCTCACGCTCTGAACGGCTTGCGGTCGGCGACGGTTTCTGCATGAAAGTCATAGGCCTAGTTTCTTAAAGATCGCGTCAAATATTTTGTTTGCGATTTCTGGCGGCAGCGTGATGATCAGATCGAATGCTGCATTTGCCAGCACCAGGTAACAGCAGATGCGGATGAACTTGTCGAGCGCATCAATGGCCACGCGCACAACATCTTGCGGTGGCTCGGACATCTCATAGCCCGCAGGCCCCACTGCTGCAGTTGGTCAGGAAGCGGACAAACACCCAGCCCGCTGCGCCCACAATGATGGCAATGAGGGTCACCCCGATGGCGATGTCGCGGAACTCCTGCTGCTGACGCTTGCGCTTGGCCTCAGCCACCTTCTCGCGTTCGGCCTCAAGGCGGTCCTCCTTTTCCATCTCTGCAACACGAATCATGATCTGCTGCCAGACGTCCATGTTGTTAGTGGAAAAGAACAGACCCTTAACCTGCTCCTCAAAGTCGCGCTGCGCCTTGAGCGCCATCTCCAGCTCAATGGCCTTGCCCAGGTTGCTGCCGCCCTTTTTCTTGGCCTGGCGGGCAGCCTGCGTGGCGGTGTGCTTGGCGTCGAAGTAGTTGCCGAGCAGCGGCCCGAGAGAGGCCACGTTGTCCGTGGTCTGAGCTGCCATCTTGACCATCTTCACGGCCTTGTTGACGGCGCTCAGTGCCTCGATCGGGTCAATCATGATCACGGCTATCCCCTGTTGAAGTGGCTTGCCACCCAGGTGATGAAGCCACCGGCCATGCTGGCGATGGTCATGCCCATCCAGAAGCCGCCTTTGGACTTATTCGCAAGGGCTACCAGCTCCTCAAGCTGGCGCTCCATCTTGTCGATCTTCTTGTCCATCGTCTGGACGCGCTCCCACAGCACGCCGTACTTGACCAGGTCGATCTCCTCCATCGCTCAACTCCTACTTACGGGTTCTGTACAGGAGCATCCGCAGGCAGCGGCTCGTTACCCTCGGCCAGCCACGCGAGGTACTGCTGGTAGTCGGTGTTGGCGGGGTCGAAGGGTATGAAGGCGTTGTCGGAAAGACGATGCACAGCGCCTCCAAAAGGCAGTAGTTTGTATGCCATGCTTATAGCTCCGCTGAAACATCAATGTAGTTCGGCACATAAAAAGTGCCAGCCTGTGACGTAAATGCAGACCCCGTTCGATAGATGCGAGCGGTTTTAGGAGTTGCTTGGTCAATACCTGTTGGGGTTTGTCCGTTAATATCACCCATACTACCAACGATGTTGATGGTGCCATTCAGCGTGACAGTCGGGTTGGTTCTTTTATCAGTCTGCCACTGAATGTAACCATACCAGTCGGTAGTACGCACGCCAACCGCTGGGTAGCCTCCAGCAGGCAGCCTCTCAAAATACCGCTGGCACATCATCAACTCACGCCCGTAGTCCCTGCGGTCAAACGGCGAGGCCACAGTGCCTGCTTCAAGCTGGACGCCGGTGATGTAGAAGGTGGCTCCTGCCGTACCAATGACGGAGGTCGCTCCGGTCGCAGAGATGAAGCCAGAACCCGCCCAAGCGCCAGCAGTGCCGCTGTAGGTGGACCCCACGCCGAGGCCCCAGAAAACCTGCATCCCAGCGCCGTTGGTAGTCAACCATGTGCCGCTGGTGTCGCCAGCAATCGTCACGGTCTTGTATTCGAACGTATTGGCTGCGTTGATGGTGTAGGTGAACGGATAGCTGCGGTTGAATGCGTTGTTGGCGATAGCCCCGCCAAACGTGCCAGTCAGGCTTGAGCGAACCCAGAAGGACAGCGTAATGGTTTGCGCCGACGCAGTGCCCCACGCCAGATCAGCAACGTTGAAACCTTCGATCTTTTGTGCAAAGTAGCAAAGTTGGGTTGCGCCAAGGCTTGCATCAGCGGTGCCGGTGGTGAGCAACGCAGAGTTTGAGAATCCAGCAGGTGCGGTAGACGATTGCTGGATCGTCATAGTGCCGTCGGTATCTTCAACGGCAAACCAGCGGTCAAGAAAATACGTTTGAGACGAATTGAGCGAAGCACTCGCCCCAGCATTTCTCTGGTCTATGACCATCCCTGGATTGATGATGCGGTTGCGAAAGCCAATAGATGAAGCGGTGCCAACAATTGTGTCCACATAGGCAGTTGATGCTGCATTGACGCTGTTGTCGCCTCGCGTTTTGGTCGGGACCTCAACCGTTCCAGATGAACCGGCCAATTTCTTCCCACTTCCGACATTAAGTCCCACCGAGGTTCCGGTGCCGTCGCCCTTAAAAATGGCGTCAATGGTGTCCAAATCGGCATTGAGCTTAGTGCCCCACGTATCCGTAGAGGCGCCGACCTCGGGTTTGGTCAGCAACAGGTTGGTCGTCGTGGTATCAGCCATTTATTAACCTCATGCGGCAATTTGCCAGGTTTCAGAATTTTCAGGGATAGGCGTCCAAGCCTCGGACGTATCGCCTTGCGCGGCCCAGCTGGTTGAAGCGTCAGAGACCGCAGTCCAGACCTCGCCCTGGTCCGGGATGCTTGTCCATGTCTCTGCCGTATCGGATTCTGGCGTCCATTTTAGGACAGCACTTGCCACCATGCCAGAGGCAGATTCAATCAATATCTGGCTCGGCTGCACGCGCACGCCGTTTATGGTCGCGGCAGACTGGGCGTTGATCGTGATCGCTTGGTTGACGATGACGCTGGTGCTGACCGTCATGTCGGCCCAAGCGTCAATGACGATGCTAATAAACGGGACGCGGATCGCGCTCACCGTCATGGCGCTTTGCCCGCTAGAGGCAAAAGAGCCAATGGCGTATCTCAGGGCCGAGGCGCTAACAGACGAGGCGCCAGCCGAGGTAAATGCGCCAATGGCGTAGCGCACCGCCGAGACGGTTACCGCAGAGCTGGAGGCCGCGGCGAAAGCTCCGACCGCTACCCGCTGGGCGGAGGCCGAGACAGACGAGGACGCAGAGATGGAAAAAGAGGCGCTCTTTACTACGTTAGCCGCGACAGCGGCGCTCGAGGCCGCTGCGCTCGTGAAGGCGCCAAACGCATAACGGACGGCCGAGATGGCCGCCGTTGATGATGCTGAGACCGTTACGGCTGCGAGCGATACCCCGTAGGAGTATTTGCCCTGGCCGTATGGCCCGGAGCCGTAAGCAGCCATTTGCGGTTTACGTCAAAGTGACGTCCAGATCACCGGCCGGGATACGCAGGACGTCGCCATCATTGATCGTCCGCGAGGTGGTCAGTGCTGCCCAAGCCAGCAGGTTCCCGCCACTAGATGCGTCGAAAATGCCAGCATGAGTGATCGTGCCCCAGTTACCGCCAGAGGCGGCAGCGAATTCAATCGCGGCCGAGTTCGTGGCATTAGTGGGCGACGTGCCAGAGACAGAGATCGTGCCAGTTGCGGCCCGAGCGTAGCCGTTGCCAAAGACCTCAGTTCCGCCGCCAGTGTCGGACGGAGCCGCGGTAAACAGACCGACATACCAAGCGGTCGGCCGGGTCGCGCTGTTGGTGGTCAGCAGCCAATTGAGAACCAGGTTCTCGGTGTAATCGGTAAATGAAGACATCCAAAAAACTCCTTATCCGAAAGTCCTGGCTCGCATCATGATAGCGCCGCCAGAGGTTGCGCCGCGGTCATCTGCAATTTGTAGTTCCTCAAGGCCGCGAGTGTAGATAGCCGCCCACACTGGGATCCGAGAATCGTCCTTCAGATACGGCGCAGCCTGCATGAGCGAGCCATAAAGGTACACATCCGGAGCTTGAGTCAAAAGCCAATTCGTCGCATTAGTAGATGACAACTTCGACAACTTGGCGTAGTAAATCAGCTCGGCAGTGTAGGTGGAATCGGGGACAGGTAGGACCCTGATCTGGCCGCCAACAATGGAGAAAAGCTGCGGCTTGCCTGCAGAAATGTAAGTGGTGGATTTGAGACTGTCGAGAGCGTCGACGGTCTCAAAAGTCAGAGAGGTAACTGGGTTGGTGTTGAGCTTGATCGACTTCGTCTCTAGGAAGTCGGCCGGCACCGCGCTGTATTCAGTGTCAATCGACGCCGTCGCCCGCACAATCATTTGGCGGGTTCTCAGCGTGCGCTCAATCTGAGCCTCCGCCAAGGCGATGAAGTCGGGAATGACGCTGGTCAGGTCCGTGCGGTTTAGCCAATCGGCGACCGACGCCTTCAGCTCGGTGTAATTGCTCAAAGCCATTTAGGTCGCCTTTTCCTTCTCTAGGTCTTTGATCACCCAGGTATGGTCATGCTTGTACTCAAACGTTCCGACGTGCCCGATCTCTTTTGAGACGTCGTGGTCAATCCAGATTTTAAAGCCAGCGTCCCGAGCCTTGTTGCAGAAAAACACGTCCTCACCGATGTAGCCGCGCTTATCCGTCCGCCACGGCGTCTCATACCAGGGCTCGGAAAGCGCCTTAAAGACGCCCGCCTTAATCAGCATCACGCCCATGCCAACGGAGCCCACCTCCTGCAGGCCGGTGCTATCGGGCATCGTCCAGACCAGCTCGCGCTCGCCGTTTTCCTTGTAGATCTGAGCGGTCGGGCCAGTAGGCATACGGCGCCGGGCGCAGTTGGCCGCCACAATGTCCACGTCGTGCTTGAGCAGACGCGAGATCATGTCTTGCGGGAATCGCATATCCGAGTCCACGAAGAGCAGATGCGAGCAGCCCTCGCGCATGGCGTCCAGTGACAACTCGGCGCGCTGGTTAGCGATCAGCGTGCCTTCGGAGATCTTGAGGGCGACGGCGTCGTTGGTGTTGAGCGTATGGAAGCAAACCATATTCACCAGGTCATAGGTGAACATGGTATGGACCATGTCGCGGGCGGGTGTGCAGACGGCGATGTAATTGCTCATCAGACCTGCC